CCCCTGGCATTTAATACGTGGACGTTGTTGGCGTTGTTGATTGGTAATTTGGCGGCAATACGCATCAACTTTATTGATGGTTAGGCATGGCCTGGCTTCTAAGTTACGGCTATTTTGAATTTCTACTGGCCATTGATCACCAGCGGCAAACTTTACGTCATCTAGGGCTTCTGCACGATTAGTCGTATCTGCTTCGGCCGCCTGACGTAAGAATTCAATTGCTTCGGTAATTCGGGAATCCCCGTCTGTGTCACCGTAATATTTTTTTTCTTCGTAGTAATCAGCCATATTTATCCCATCCAGCTTGCTGGTGCCCGTTGATTAGCCCTTTGTGGTGGGGCTTTTCTAGGCTCATTAATCATTAAACCAATGTACCGAAACGCATCGGCCCCGTGCGAATATTCATCATGCAATGGTTTTGCGCTGAACATTTTCGTATCGGGATCAACGTCATAGCGATAGTGTCTTAAGCATTGTAAGCCTTCTTCAGTATTTTGCCTATCAAAATAGCATTTACTAAAGATTGTTCTAGCGGCATTAATACTGTCATTTACTGGAACACGGTCAAGGATTTGTACCTTCATTCCGGTAGCCCTGACAATTTCTTCAATGGATTTACCGGTGCCTAATGATTTGGCTTTGGCATCATGCGGTAGCCATATTGTGTCATATACATAACCAAACGATTGAAGCTTGGCTAGGTAATAACTCATGGTTTGCTGGCTATCTTCAAAATAACGTAACAATCTTGTTTCCTGGCCTATGAACTGCAAAATCCAGCAAGCAGTCTGATCGGCCCATCCAAGGTCAAATACTGCATGAACTGGTTTGGTGGCATCGTATGGCACATTGCATATACGGCCTTCTAAATCAGCCATAGTGACTTCTTTAGCAAAGATGGCACCATTCACCGTCTGACGTGGAATTCCTTCCCAAACGTTGTTATAAGCTTCTATATCGCGCCCTTTTAACGCCCTACGTTCTAAATCTAATACTTCAGGGAAATAAGGGTTATCTGACCAATTTATTTTTTGAATTACTGAATTTTCAGGTGGATTTATTACAAACCGCTTCCAAGTTTCATCGGTAGGCAGTTCAGGGTTAAAGCTAATCCATATTTCGCTATCGGCTTTACGGATGGTTGGCACTAGGACGTTCCAGCTATTAGGGCTTACAGATTGGGCTTCTTCCACCCAGCAAATATCTATGCCTTCAATAGATTTAACATTATTGGTATTGTTTTTTACGCCTACAAATATGAATTCTGTGCCATTTGTGCCACGTAATGACCTATCAGTAATTTCATAATGGGCTTCTATTCCAAGGGCAAATATCTGATCACATAGCAATTTATGAACAGAATCTTTAATACTGGTTTGAAATTCACGGGCGCATAGTACGCGTATGGTTTGTTCGCACCCTTTAAGAAGTAATGCCCTAGCTATATTCCATGATTTTGAACCGCCACGCCCACCATAAAGAACTCTATAACGTGCCTTTTCAGGAACAAATAAACATTTAAGCTTTGCCGGGAACCGTGCTTTGGCTTTAGCTTCCTGAATCGTTGTCATGCTTTGGTTCTTCAAAAACTAATGTAAAGCCAGGTTTTAGTTCTGCGCCACCAGGGCCGCTAATTTCTTGTTTAACCCGTTCAGAATACTTACCAGGAAACCGTGCCGCCATAGAACGTGACCATAGACTAGGGTTTAATCGTTCCCCATCCTTGTATTCAAGCATATGGGATTGGGCTTGATCTTCCCACCACGCCTGGCTTAAAGCTTGGGCATCTTCCAAGGCATGACAAAATTCTTCATGGGAATCACGCCATCTGCATAAAGTTCTATATGAAACATTGAGTTGCGCTGACATTTGTTCAAAAGATTTACCCAGCATACCAAGTTCAATGACCTTATCGCAATAAGATGGGTCATATTCAGTTGGACGGCCTACTGGGTTCTTTTGTTCTTCACTCATTTAATGTTGAATCGCTATTAGCTTCTGCCGCATCTACATCAGCCGCAGTTTGTGGATTATCTTCTACTGAATAGACGGCATTAGTTAATTCTGTTGGAACGCCAGGTTGGTTCACAATAGCGTTAATATCCGCTTCCAGTTCTTGGGTTGTTTGGGGAATTGGGTATGGTACGTATATGTTTAAATCAGCCATTATGCGGTTTCCGCTTCTTCAGCTTTTTTTACAATTGTAATATCGTCAGGGTTTACCTGGGGTTGTTGCGCCAAGAATTGTTCATTAGCCATAGCTAACAATTTGTTATGCAATCCTTCTACTACTTCCATTGGTAGCTTTTTAAGGCCAGCAAGGATAAGTTGTGCTTCTTGAATGGTCATATCGCCAAAATTAATGTTCATTTTTTACCTTTCGTTGTTGATTTTTTTGCCGCTTCACGTTTTACTGCATATGCAATAGCAACGGCTTGCTTTACTGGCTTGCCGCCCTCTTTAATTTCAGTCTTAATGTTTTCTTTAAATGCTTTAGCACTTGTTGATTTTTTTAATGGCATAGTGGTCTTTCGTGTTGTGGTTTTTTTAATTTGGGGCCGTTTTTTGGGTTTTTCAATAGGAAATGATGGCTCAACTGCTTTAGGTTTAAGTTTTAACCATTCTATTAGCCGCTTAAACATTAGCAATTCCAGTTCTTCAAGCTTGCTTTAGCGCGTTCTGCTGGGCCTTTGGCTTTTTTAACTACGCCTTCCATCCTGGCACAAAAAGAAGCTTTACGTCCTTTATCTTTTTCTGTCTTGGGATTTGGGGCTGGCGGCTTTAAATTGGCATCGTTCTTGCGGTTGTATTCAGCACGGCCTTTAGCAGTCATACCGGCACCCTTGTCGGTAGGGTTGTATGTTTTATCTTTGCCGGTAGTCTTATGGGCAATAGGCTTATCGTGTTTTTTGGTAGCCATGATTACTTTTTCTTTGCAGTTTTGGCAGATTCTTTAAATGCTTTGGCAGTTGGTGCGCCTTTGCTACCAGGTGTACGCATACGTTCTACTGGCTTGCCTTCAGCCTTTTGACGTTCAATCCGTTCCTGTTTTTTATGGATATTGGCATATAAGCCAGGTTTAGTTGCCATTTGGTTGTTCCTTATCAGTTACAAAACATACATCTTGCCATGACATTATCAGATAACGTTCGTTGTTAGTAAAGTATTCTTGATATTTTAGGTATTCATCGTTACCCATATTGCCAAATCTGACATATTGGCCTACTTCTATTGGCATATCTTGGCGGCGGCCATTGACCTTCTTACCAGGCCCTACGGCTATTACCGTACCCATGTTGTCCACCTCTTTGTTATCCACAATGATGACGGAACTTAAAATGCGTTTATCCGGGCGAACAATTATCTTGTCACCCAGGGGTTTTAATATAAAATCTGTATCAGCCATTGCAACTACTCCGATTGGTTGTATTTGGTTAGAAAACCCCTAGTTTCCTTCACGTGCTAGGGGTTTTCGCTTTATTCTACGTTGTCGTTCTGACTGTTGTTAAACCTAAATGGTGTTCCAACGTCATCAATACTGCTTTTAACCATGTTATTTGATACTGGTTTAGCTAAAATAGCATCTGCGACTGGTGTTGCCGTTTTAGGCATAGGTTTAGCTTTTCTGCCAGTACGTTCCAAATATTCTTCCATTTTCACTAAATCAAGCAAATCCATAGATTTGCCACCTTTTGGGTTTAGATCAGCGGTAAATGGCATAATTAATCGCACATATCTTCAGATTTATAGGCATCACGGGTATGCGTATAGCAAATACCAGCGGTACGGCCTGTGTTGAACTGGTTGTCAGCACCGGTCATATCTTCTTTGCCCATTGCTACGCCGTTAACAATCTTACCGTGACGTTCGCCAGTAGAATCGCTAGAATCAACGCCTTTTGGGGAAGTTGCGCCAGTTGTTGAAGGTACGCCCTTCATTGAATCCATTTTGCCCATGATTAGTTCTCCTATGTGATGGGGTAATACAAACTACATTTTCGTCTATTTTACTACCTTGTCAATTATTTTTTGGTTTTATCTTGATCTTCCATCATCAGGGCTGGGGCTGCTAAACCTATGCCACTAAACAATGGTTGACCTTTTTCTTTAATGTCTTTTTTGGCCGCATCAGTTAAATCTACCATGTGAACTTGTTCGCCTTGTAGTGATGCTTGTAAATTAGCTTTTCTTACCGCCATGCCATACTTTTTGCCATATTTATTAATAAAATCAGGCAATATTTTGTCGTAAAAACCTTTCATACCTTCGCCGCCTACGTCTAGGTCAACGCCTGATAGTTCACGGCCTGTGTTGTTTACCGTACCAATATCACCCTTGATGCCAATCATTTGGGGTTCTTGTTCCATTAGCTTTTTAGCTGGTTCTTTACCAATATAATCTTCAAGTTCATCAGGGCTATTTAATTTACGGGAAATCACTTCTTCACCGTTTTTACCGTAAGCCCGTAATTGACCATCATCGGTATATTTGATTGAACTAATTTGTTTGGAAAGACTATAACGGTCAGCTTGTTGTTTGCCGGTAGTAAATGCTACGGCATCGTAATTGCCCTTAACTGCTTCATTAAGAATCTGTTTCATCATTAATTCATGCCAGTTTTTCTTGAATGGGGCATCCGGTACGCCATTTCTTTCAACAGTCAAATCATCGTAAAGTTTTTTCCATTCATCGTATTTTCCAGCTTCTTGGGCCAAATCATTAAATTTTAAATTGCCAATATAAGTTTTTGCTGATCTTTCGGCAAGTTCATTTATTGGGCCACCCCCTAACATTTCAACTAATTTTGGGCCATCTTCAGGATCTTCATAGAT